AATAGGCATTAGTATTGGTAAATTTGAAGGTTTAAATCAAGCTCTTCAAAATAGGACACAAGCTGAACTTTCAGTAAGCTCATTATTAAAGCAGTTTAACACTGAAGTTCTTGGATATACCGGTGTATCAACAAATAAGGAGAACGTGTCAGAGAGGAATCGTGGTGGCGTACCTGCCGCCGGCGGCAAAGCACTAGGCGACGAAGCTATTCCAGCAGGCTGGCAAGGTTGGGTCGGAGAGCAGGGCCCGGAGATATTAAAAGTAGGAGCTCAAAGTTCTGTTAAGTCAAATACAGTATCTATGGGCTTGCTTGATCAAGCAGTGACAAAATTACCTGTAATGATGTCTGGTATGCAAAATGACCTTAAGATGGCAATGAATGAAGCCAAAAATAGTATGCCGTCAGCAAACGATTTTCAATCGTTATTGAGTAATTTTAAAACGTCAATCAGCTCAACAATTCCGCAACCAACAGGCACACAATCATCAACTTCAAATAGTACAGACTTCGAATCTGCACTATCTAGAGGTATCGATATGTTAAATACTAGTGTTAAGCAATTGATCACGGCCGTTGAAGACGGCACTTATAAAAATGTTAGAGCCGTTAAAACTAGCGGCAATATGCTTGCCTAAGGAATAATAGATGAGTTGGAAAAAATATTTTACACCAGTACCTGTTGGAACATCTTTGAGTACAACCAACGGGCAAAGCTCTGCAAAAGCAGGCCCAGCTAAGAGTAATTACTCAAGCTATCTTCCTGATGTGTATACTGGTAGTCCAAACCGAGTTGAGCGTTATCAACAGTATGAAGTTATGGATAGCGACCCAGAAGTTAATGCGGCTTTAGATATTTTAGCAGAGTTTTGCACACAAAAAAACAAAGACGGCAAGACTCCTTTTTCAGTACAATGGCGTCACAAAGCAACAAACTCAGAAATTAGAATACTTGCAGAGTACCTGCAACAATGGTCTCGTCTACAAAAATTTGAAACAAGAATCTTCCGTATTGTACGTAACACGTTCAAGTACGGTGATGCATTTTTTATCCGTGATCCTGAAAATCAAAAGTGGACATACATTGATCCGGGCAAAATTAGCAAAGTAATCGTTAACGAAAGCGATGGCAAGAAGCCTGAACAATATGTTGTCAAAGACCTTGCTCCTAACTTTATGGACTTAGTTGCAACACAAATTACTCCTAATATTAATCCAAGACAAGGTACTGGTGGTCTAGCCGGCGCTGGAGGATATCCAGGCTCTAGCGGCAACAACAAAGGCGGCTCAAGTCCATATGGTAGCAGTGCAGGATCACGTTTTGGAACAACTGAAACTGAACATGCAATTGATTCTGAACACATTGTTCACCTGTCACTAAGCGAAGGTTTAGACAATAACTTTCCATTTGGTAACAGCTTACTTGAAAACATTTTCAAAGTCTACAAGCAAAAAGAATTACTTGAAGATGCTATTTTAATCTATCGTATACAACGTGCTCCTGAGCGCAGAGTATTTCATATTGACGTTGGTAATATGCCAAGTCACATGGCCATGGCCTTCGTTGAGCGTGTAAAGAATGAGATTCACCAACGCCGCATACCAAGTCAAACGGGTGGTGGACAAAATGTCATAGACTCCGCTTACAATCCTTTAAGCATCAACGAAGACTATTTCTTTCCGCAAACAGCAGAAGGTCGCGGCAGTAAAGTAGAAACATTACCGGGTGGTACTAATCTAGGCGAGATTGACGATTTAAAGTACTTTACTAACAAGTTATTCCGTGGTTTACGTATTCCATCAAGCTACTTGCCAACCGGTGCAGATGACAGTCAAGCGTCATTTAATGACGGCCGTGTGGGCACAGCATACATTCAAGAACTGCGTTTTAACAAATATTGCGAACGTTTACAAGCACTTATTACCAGTGTGTTTGACGATGAATTTAAAATTTACATGCATACAAGAGGCGTTAATATTGACGCAAACTTGTTTGAATTGAAGTTTAATCCGCCTTTAAACTTTGCAAGCACACGTCAAAGTGCGCTTGACGGCGAACGTATTAATACATTTAACACTATCCAAGCAGTTCCTTTTATGTCAAAACGTTTTGCATTAAAACGTTTCTTAGGCTTAACAGACGAAGAAATTGCAGACAACGAACGTCTATGGGGCGAAGAGTCCGGCAAAGGACAGCCTACAATGACTGACAGTGCAGGCGAATTACGTTCAGCAGGACTAAGTGCCGCAGGTATTGAAGGCGACCTAGGTGCCGCAGGCGACCTAAGTGCTCCTGATGATATTACAGGTGATCTTGAGCCAGGCACCGAAGGTGGTACAACCGCAGTGGGCACGGCTCCTGCAACACCGCCAATAGCATAAATATCATTATGATACTTAGAGAATTGTTTTATATTGATCCTGATACACGCAATGTAGCTAACGACCTTAGATATTCTGCTGACCGTGACATGACGACTATGCGCAGGAAAGATACTCGTAAGACACGATTAAGTCTAAAACAAATCAATGAGTTGCGCAAATCAAGTGAAGCACATATATTAGAACAAGAACGTGAGTTAGACTTTGTGCATTCAATGTATTACACACCTGCCCCAGCGGCATAAATATCAAGAATTTTAACAAAACGAGTCGTTTTGCGGCTATATTATACCACTTTTGTAATATTAGTGTAAATATAATACAGCCTTGTAACCATCATTCACAGGAGAAAGAACAATGACTGACCGTACGCAATTTGAAGCCATGCTTGAGGCGTTGATCAACGAAGATCAAGAAACAGCAAAAGAAATTTTCCATAATATCGTAGTTGCAAAAAGCCGCGAAATTTATGAAGAACTTTTAGATTCTGATTTTAATTTAAAAGAAGGTGAAAATCCATTCGCTAAAGACAGTGAAGAAGAGCCAGAAGATGACGCAGAAGCAGATGAAGCTGATGATGCTGACAGCGAAGAAGGTGATGTAGGTGGCGATGCTACTGATGATTTCATTGACGACGTAGAAAGTGACGACGGTGAAGAAGATGATATGTCAGGCGACGAAGGTGAAGAAGGCGATGTTGAAACTCGCGTTATGGACCTAGAAGACGCTTTAGAAGAATTAAAAGCAGAATTTGAACAATTAATGGCCGGTGAAGAAGACGAGCCAGATATGGGTGCTGACGATATGGGCATGGATGCTGAGCCAGAAATGGACGGCGGCATGGACGATATGGACATGGGCGCACCAGAAGAACAAGACGAAATGGCNAAGTTCATGGAATATGTTGACAAAGTTGCTTTACCAAAGCACGGCGACAACGGCACAAATGCTAGGTCAATCGTAGCCGGTAAGAACGACATGGGCGGCACAACGTCTAATATCGCTCGCGGCGGAGTAGAGCACGGTGTTGAAGCTAACAAAGGTCAACTAAAAGGCAACGGCGTTTTCAAAGGTAGCAAGCCTACTTTACAAGACGGCGGAAACGTAAACGTACCAGGCGCAAATGCTGGTAAGTCAGCGTTCAAGAAGAAAGAGCCAGGCCATGGTCCAGAGAAGAAAGGATCAGGCGATACAGCTCCAGATAAGAAGAGCTTAATCGGATCACGTAAGTAATCTATGAAATATCTTCGAGAGAATCTAAGCTTCAACGAAGCAAAAATGATCGTTGAATCTGATGACAAAGACGGGAAATCGTTGCACATGTCGGGTATCTGCATTCAAGGCGGTATCCGTAATGCTAATCAACGTGTTTACCCTGTGAATGAGATTGGCAAGGCTGTCAAAACCCTGAACGATCAGATTCAAAATGGTTATAGTGTTCTCGGAGAAGTAGATCACCCAGACGATCTAAAAATTAACCTGGACCGTGTGTCACACATGATTACAAATATGTGGATGGACGGTCCAAACGGTTACGGTAAACTAAAGGTTTTACCTACGCCGATGGGACAACTAATTCGTACTATGTTAGAAAGTGGTGTGAAATTAGGAGTATCAAGCCGCGGATCTGGAAACGTCAAAGATGACGGCTCCGGTGAAGTATCAGATTTTGAGATTATCACAGTAGATATGGTAGCTCAACCTAGCGCCCCTGGAGCATATCCCACACCAATTTATGAACACCTGATGAATAGTCGCGGTGGTCTTAATGCCTTACGCATAGCGCAAGAGGTGAAAGGTGACCCTAAGGCACAACAATATCTCAAAGAGAGCCTATTAGCAATAATTGGCAAACTCCAATAATAAGGAGAATCACATGTTGGATGCACTAAAATCGTTATTTGAAAATAATGTGATTTCAGAAGAGATCAAAGAGTCTATTGAGTTAGCTTTCGAAGCTCGCATCAGCGAGTCACGCGAGCAATTAACTCAACAACTACGCGAAGAATTTGCTCAGAAGTATGAGCATGACAAGGAAACAATGATTGAAGCTGTTGATCGTATGATTACAGATCAGTTATCAACTGAACTTGTTGAATTCACTGAAGACCGTAAGCAATTAGCTGAAATGAAAGCAAAGTATGCTGTTAAGATGAAGAATGACGCAGGTGTTATGAAGGAATTTGTAACACGTCAACTAGCATCTGAAGTAGCAGAATTGCATGAAGATCAAGTCGAAATGGCTTCAAAGTTTGGTGCATTAGAAACATTCGTAGTAGAAGCTCTTGCTCAAGAAATCGCAGAGTTTTATAAAGATAAACAAGACTTGGCTGAAACCAAGGTACGTTTAGTCCGTGAAGGACGTGAACAACTCAAGCAGGTTAAACAACAATTTGTTCAACGTGCTGCCACAATGGTCGACCGTGTTGTAACAGAGGGACTACGTTCCGAAATGACATCACTAAAAGAAGACATTGAGTCAGCTCGCCGCGCAGATTTTGGCCGCAAGTTATTTGAAGCTTTTGCTTCTGAATATCAAGCAAGCTACCTGAATGAGAAATCAGAAACTGCAAAATTACTCAAAGTCATAGACATGAAAGATCATGCTGTTCAAGAAGCTAAAGAAGTTATTGAACAAGCAAAGCAAATCGTAGAAAGTAAAGAAGCAGAGATTGCGGCTCTTAAAGAGTCACAAGAACGTAAACATATCATGAATGAACTTTTGTCTCCGTTAAACACAGAGCAAAAAGAAATCATGGGTGAATTAATGGAGAGTGTGAAAACATCAAGACTTGTAGAAAGTTTTGACAAGTATCTACCATCAGTTATCTCTGGTAACACTGGTAAAGCTCCGCAGAAGAAACAGGCACTTATAGAGGCTAAAGAAATTACAGGAAACAAAGTTTCCAACAGCAATCGTAGCAGCGAGAGTGATAGCAATATCGTTGATATCCGTCGCCTTGCTGGACTAAAAATTTAAGGAGAATTTAAATGTCAGAACTACTAAACGGCCGTTGGGCAGAAACTAAGGAAGCTCTTTTAGAAGGCCTTCAAGGCACTAAAAAATCAGTAATGGGTGTAACTCTTGAGAATACTCGCAAGTATTTGATGGAATCTCCTACTGCTGGTGCCACTTCTGCCGGCAACGTTGCAACACTAAATCGCGTGATCCTTCCAGTGATCCGTCGCGTTATGCCAACCGTTATCGCTAACGAGTTAGTTGGTGTACAGCCAATGACTGGTCCAGTTGGACAAATCCACACTCTACGTGTTCGCTACAGCGATACATCAAGTGGCGCTGGAGTTGTTGCTGGTGAAGAGGCACTAAGCCCATTCAAAATTGCAGAATCTTACTCTGGAAACGAAGTTTCTGGTGCGGCTAAGGCAGCTAGTACAGCTACTTTAGAAGGTGCCGCAGGTAAGCGTATGTCAATTCAAATCTTGAAGCAAACTGTTGAAGCTCGCACACGTAAGCTATCAGCACGTTGGACATTTGAGGCAGCTCAAGATGCTCAAGCGCAACAAGGTATTGATATCGAAGCAGAAGTTATGGCTGCTTTGGCACAAGAAATCACAGCTGAAATCGACCAAGAGATCCTAGCTTCATTAGCATCTTTAGCTGGTTCAGCAACTGAAGCTTATGACCAGTCAGCAGTTTCTGGTACAGCAACATTCGTTGGTGACGAGCATGCCGCATTGGCTGTTCAGATTAATCGCGTAAGCAACTTAATCGCTCAACGTACACGTCGCGGTGCAGGTAACTGGGCAGTTGTAAGTCCATTTGCTTTAACAATTCTACAATCTGCTACTACTAGCGCATTTGCTCGTACAACAGAAGGTACATTTGAAGCACCTACAAACACTAAGTTTGTTGGTACATTAAACTCAGCAATGAAAGTCTATGTTAACACATACGCAACTGACGCTACTGACGTTTTAATCGGTTACAAAGGTTCATCAGAGTCTGATGCGGCTGCATTCTATTGCCCATACATTCCGTTGATGAGTTCTGGTGTTGTGCTTGATCCAGCAACATTCGAACCAGTCGTATCATTTATGACACGTTATGGTTATGTTGAGTTGACAAACACAGCGTCATCTTTAGGTAACGCGGCTGACTACTTAGGTAAAGTTAGCATTTCAAACGTTTCTTTCAAGTAATCCAATTACTTGTTGTAAACATGCAAGGGCTCTTCGGAGCCCTTTCTCTTGATCAGATAAATACTTTGTCTAACTTACACAGGGTAGGTTTTATGCGGAAATCCAACCGCGTACGGTCTAGAACACCGTTTTTCTTAAGGAGAAATCAAAATGGGACGTCCTTTAAATAAGAAATTTTTTGCTAACACTAACTATCAAGATTTTGGTACAGCTAATGTCGGCGGAGAATCAGTTGCCAGCGTAACAGTAGTTACCGGTAACAGCGCAGGTTACGTGACAGGTGAATCAGTATCATTTTCTGCTCCACAAATTACTGGCGGAGCATATCCGGTAGCTACTATTGTAGCAACTGCTGGAGCAGTAACTAGTGTTGTAATAACCAGCGCCGGCTCAGGATATACTTCTGCTCCAACAGCTACAGTTACAACAGCGGCAGGCACACAGACCACATTAACATTAACTCCAGTTTTAACATCTGGAGCGGCTGTTCGTCAAAACGGTATCAAGTGTGAAACACAATACGGTTCAGGCGACGCAGAAATTACAACTGGCGACATCATCAAACAAGTTAGTACAAAGCGTTATAAAGTACAAACAAGTCAAGGTGATGGAACATTCAAACTAGTAACTACTGAAGCTAAAGCCGCAGGAGAGATGAGTGTTAAAGCTACTGACAGTGCCGGTAACACATATTTTGTTGCTAAACTAACAAGCCGTAAAGCTGTGCTAGTTCCGGCTGCAAACGTACACGGTGGCACAACCACTATTGGTTCACAGTTTGCTAGCGGTACAAGTGCTAAATGGACTTTTGGTAGTGCTGTAGTTAATACTACTGTAACTATTGATAACCAATAATTAAATANAGGGACCTCGGTCCCTTTATTAAGGATAATGAATGTCTAAAATATTAAAAGTTAGCCAAAGTGACTACAGAGTAAAAGTTAAAGATACCGGCACCATCACGCTTGATACAGGTGTTGACGTTGGTACGGTTGTTATTACCGGCAACTTATTAGTCAAGGGTGAACAAACAACTGTTAACACTACTAACTTAGATATTGAAGATAACATTATTACCCTTAATAAAGGGGAAGGCGGCGTTGGTGTTACAGAAGGATTTTCAGGATTGCAAGTTGATCGTGGATCATTAGATGATGCACAATTTATATGGAAAGAAAGTGTACAAAAGTTTTTAATTCAAACTATTGACGGTGTTGGTACAGGAACTCTTAGCGGTATTGTTGTTGGAGATATTTCAACAAACCCAACTACTAACTTAAACATTGACATGCAAAATGGTAGTGGTGTACTACACATTACCAACTCAACAGGATACGAAGCTCGAGTTTTAGATCCTGACGACATCCCAAATAAACAATTTGTAAATGATTACGTGTTAGCCTATGATGGATATGCGGTCGTTGATAAAATATTTTTTCCAATTACCGGTAGTGGCAACGAAGATACACTGGTACAGTCACTAGCATCAAGTATTAGATTTAGTGTTAAGTCAGGCGGCACATTAAATCAACGTATGCAAATTACTAGTCAAGGATTAACCGTAGACAACGTTAACACGTTTGGTACTACAATTAGAAACTCTAGTGTAACTCCGGGAATTACAGGCGGTAATTTAATATTACAACCAGCAACAACCAGTTATGCTGTGCAAGTAGACGGCACATTAGAATTAACGGATAGAACTGATCCAACATCAACAGGTGGAGCAAGTAGAATCTATTCAAAAACTACTGCCGGCCCAGGCAAGACTGGTATATATTTTACAAACAATACAGCAACAGACGAATTAGTAAGCAGAAATAGAGCAGTGCTGTTAAGCATTCTCTTATAAGGAAATAATATGGCAATCGCAAATTTTGCAATCACAGGATCAACACAAGCAATTTATACCAGCAGTGGGTCAAATGCAATTACTACAATCATAGTATGCAATCCTACCGGCGCAACAGTGAACTTAACAATGTATGCAGTTCCAGCAAGCCCAGGAACGCCTGGCGATGCAACCAACGTGATAGTGTTTCAATTACCTATTCCAGCAGGAGATACAGTTAGCTTTGATCAAGAAAAAATGGTATTGTCAGCGGGAGATAGTATCCAAGCTAAAGGCAACGGACTTGTGTCAACAGTAAGTACACTACCGGTATAATACGATGAGATTTTTAAAAACTCTTACACTTAATCGCAGAGCAATCTATGATGACCGATTGGCCATCAATACTGACAGCGAGATTGTGATGAACACACCAAAAAATCTTTTGATACCAAAAGGTGTAGAGTCAAATCGTCCAGCTAGTCCAACCGAAGGCATGGTTCGTTATAATACTGATACCAATCAGTTTGAAGGATATCAAGCAGGCAGTTGGAGACAGTTCCAGTTTAAAGAATCTGCTAAGATTAAACAGCAAACTAATTTAGGACCTATAGACGGCTTTAGTTATTTTTACGGCCCTTTGGATCCTACTTTTTACGATCCAACTAACGTGACAAACAGTAATTCCTCTGTGTCATTTGGTGGTCAAAATATTCTAGTGTTCGTTGAAAACGTATTTCAAATTTTTAATACAAATTATATTGTCTCGCTAGACCCAACAGCAGGCTTAGTAACATCAGCACAATCAAATGCTGGCTCATCAACATTAACGTTTGTTTCAACTGATGCAATTCCGTCAGGATCAGTAGTAACTGGTAGTCCGTACTTGCAAGCCGGCACTACTTGTACAGTAATTAGTGATACTGAAGTTACACTAAGCCTACCAGTATCCGGCGGCAATATCGTATCCGGACAGGCAATTACGTTTACTGCGGCAACTGGATACTATCTAAACTTTACATCAGATCCAGTATATTTTAGTTTGATTGGAAAACCTATTACAGTACTACTTGGCTTCGACAAATAACCCTAAGGAGTCACTATGGGAGTAGAATTAGGTAGAATAAGCGGTCCGTTACTTGCAGAAAATTTACTGCGTCACGGTGCTGACTTAGCATTTGAAACTGATCTTCTATACCTATTTGTTGACGGCACAGGCCGAGTTGGTGTCAATACTATTTCTCCAGGTAGAGAAATAGATGTTGTAGGCACAACAAGGTTTAATAATGGCGCCGCTGTTGGCAGTGATGTACGTGTTACAACTTCTGCAAAATTCTCTAAACTAAATTTTGTAAACAATCGCATTCAAGCACTATCTGGACCAACTCCAGAAGAAAACAACATTTACTTTTCTCCGGATCAAACAACCGATCCAGTAATTGTTGCCAACGAAATTCGCACATCTAGTCTACAACTAGTCGATAGTGCAATCACTTCTTTAGTATTAAACAGCAATATAAACTTTACAGCCAACGGTACTGGTAAAGTTACATTTAACACCACGCAAGTTAATGTTAATGCAGATCTTCATGCAACGGGAAACATTACCTGGGACGGCAATGTTATTATTGGTAATCCGGGCCAAGACGATAACGTAACATTTAGAGCAGAAGTTGCTAGTGATCTTATTCCGGATGTTAATCAAGCGTATGACTTAGGTTCGTTAACCAAACGATGGAATAACTTATATTCTACTAATTTACAAACTGAAAATTTAGCATTATCATCTAGTGTCATTAACGGTATTGATCTATTAACAACGCCGGGTAATACTATATTTGTAAGCACAACTGGTGATGATACTAATACTGGACTTCATCAGCATTCTGCATTTCGTACAATCAAACATGCACTGAGCATTGCACAAGTTGATACTGAAGTATTCATATATCCGGGTATATATCAAGAAATATTTCCGTTAACTGTTCCAGCGGGCGTATCAGTCAACGGCGGAAATATACGTAGTGTTACAATTATCCCAACTAGTGCAACTAATCATCTTGACTGTTTCTTACTAAACGGTGAGACAACTGTTGGAAACTTAACCATTAGACGCATGTACTATGACAGTATAAACGATACAGGTTATGCTTTTAGATTCGCACCGCAGGCTAAAATAACAACTCGCAGTCCTTATATTCAAAACGTAACAGTACTTAACACAGGTACGTTATCAGATTCTCGACCAATCATAGACGGCGGACTCTTATCAGAAATATATGATGCTATCTTAGAAGGTGGTGATGCGCTGTCAGTATACATATCAAATGTAGATGGCGGCATTGCACGATTTAATGATACAATTGGATTTAGTTCAGGTGATGCTGGCCGCGGAGCACTAGTTGACGGCTCAGCAGTACACGTTGACAGCAATGAAGCCGCTATATTATTCCATGCTGTAACATTCATCGTTCCAAACGCAGACGGTGTTACATTAACCAACGGTGCAAGATCTGAGTGGTTAAACAGTTTTACATATTTTGCCAACATAGGTATACGCTTAACGCAAGGTATACTAGGTTTTGGCGGAACAAATAATTTTGCTGTTAGCGGATTTGATTCTATTGTAGGATTTTGGGGACAAAGTGGAATTGTACTAACCGGGGCAGGAAGCAAAACTATTACAGTTAACGTTTCAAATGTCGGAGTAGTAACTGTTGTCAG